GGTGGTAATTTAGTAGCTGGTCAATTAAACAGCACAGGTAACGTACTAGGTCAGGCTGCTACATTTAACGCATTAACAGTTAATGGTAACGAATCAGTGACTGGTTACTTGAATGTAACTGGTAACATTTTAGGTTCAGCTGTTACATTCAGCAGTTCACAAATCAACGGTAACGAATCAGTAACTGGATACGTAAACATAACCGGCAACGTACTAGCCGCAGTTGGTGTATTTGGTGGTGTGCAAACAACAGGCACAACATATTCTAACTCAAGCCAAGCAGTATCTGGTATAAGCACTTCAGTAGGTGCTCTAGTAGTTCCAAACGGTGGTGCTGCGATTGGTGGTGCATTGAATCTAGGTGGACAAGCACAGATTGGTGTAGCTAGCGCAAACTATGTACAAGTAGTTGGTGCGTCTACAGGTGGTTACGGTGTTGTTAGAGCAGCTGGAGAAGCTGGTACTGGTCTTGTATTAGGTGCAGGTGGTACAGGTAACATCGCATTCAACGGTGCTACAAGCGCATCAGTTGGTACAGCCACAAACTTCTTAGTCTACAATGCAGTACAAGCAGGTTCAACAAACTACTTAACAGTAGCTGGTACAGCCGCAGGCGGTAGCCCAGTATTGGGCGTAGCTGGTACAGATACTAATGCTAATATTATCATTTCACCAAGAGGTACTGGTAATGTAACTATTACAGCTACTAACGCTTCAACATCAACTACAACTGGCGCATTAACTGTTGCTGGTGGTGTAGGTGTTGCTGGAGCAGTAAGCGCACAAACATTAAGAGTTACAGGTAATGTGATTGGCGGACTAGGTCAATTCGCAGCGATCAATTCAACTCCAATTGGTAATGCGACTCCAGCATCAGGTGCATTTACATCAGTATCGGCAACAACAACAGGTACATTTAATTCAAGCCAAGGTACTAATGTATTCCAAGTACTTGGTGTAGTAGACACAGCACTATTTACAGTAACACCAGGCATAGACAGCGTGGTCATTGGTGGTCAAGGTAATACTAACCCACAATGGGGTACTGCAGCTAAATTTGGTGGTACTGGCGGTATCGTACTTCCAACTGGTACATCATCACAACGACCAAGTAACTCAGGTAACGTTGACTTGGTTGGTATGGTACGTTATAACACAACATACAACAACTTAGAGTTCTGTACAGCCAGCGGTCTTCCAGGCACTTGGGCAGTAGCTGGTAGTAACTATACAGTTATCAGCGATCGCCAATTCTCAGGCAACGTAGGTGGCGGTTATGGTAACGTTGACGGTACTAATACAACATTTATATTACAAGATTCTGGATCAACATCAAGCACGATCGTTAGCATTAACGGTGTGATGCAGTTCCCAGTGTTGGCATACTCTGTTTCAGGCAACGTGTTGACATTTACAGAACCACCAGCACCAACAGATGTTATTGATGTTCGTTTATTAACCACAACAGCTACAGTAACAACACTTGCTAGTGGTAACGGTTATAACCAAGTTATTGTCGACACAACAGGTACAAGTATTTGGACTGGTGTAGGCGCTACATTTGAACAAATATTAGTTGACCCAGTGGGTAACTTTAACTTCCTAAAAGGCAGTCATATTACCTATACACAAAGCAACGTTAATGTTACATCAACAGCTACAGCAACATTGATTGACACATTTAGTCAAACTAGTTACTCAACAGCCAAATATATTATACAAGCTAAAGTCAATGGCACAAACAACTTTGAAAGTTATGAAGCATTGGCTATGACAGATCAACAAGGTAATGCTTATATTACAGTGTATGGTGTTGTTAATAATGGTACAACATTTGGTACTATTACAGCTAACGTACTCGCTGGTAACGTGAGAGTTTACTACACATCAACTATAGCACAGGCCAACGTTAAAGCATTTGGTACTTACATCGTATAAAGGTAAAGAATGTTAAATATTACAAAACAATACCGTGCAGATTATACAGGTGAGGACATAATCACTGAACGTAAGCATGAAGGCCACGTGTGGCATGATACCACTGAAATGGTACCAAATGTTGTTACTAACAATCAAATATCAAATCGTGCAGTGGCCATCGGTAATGGTCCGTCAAGGCTTGAGTTTGATTTAAAAAATCTAAAACACGCCAGCGGATTGTTAGGTGCTACTACACTACAAACTTATGGATGTAATGCCTTGTATAGAGACTTTACTCCTGACTTTTTAGTAGCCATCGGTAACGACATAGTCACTGAAATAGCTGGAACATCGTACCCTAACAATAATATCGTATATACAAGAGGACAAAGTCTACTAGAACATCCTAATAGATTTTATCTAATCCCACATGATCCATATGCTGATGCTGGAAGTACTGCGGCTTATATCGCGGCATTTGATGGACATAAGAAAATTTATCTATTAGGGTTTGACGAGCAGGATACTCCAGGTGTTAATGTCAATGTTTATGCGGGCACTAATGCTTATGATGATGTTGAATGTGATGTAGGCAGTGAAAAATGGATGCAAAATCGCATAAAATTATTCAACACATACGATGATGTTGACTGGGTGATGATCAATCAACGTGGAAGATGTTTACTAGCAGAAGAATTTAAATTTTGCCCAAACTTCAGACAGATATCATTTAGAGATTTTGTATTAGAAGCTGACTTATAAGACTTCTTCTAAAGTCTTAATCTTTTTAATCACCGCAGAAAAATTAATAGTACGCCACACACCGGGATGTAAGGGTTTAGGATGATCTTCTAAACTTACCCACGAATATCCACGATGTTCTTCGTTTAGCCTCGGAGTAAATTCTGTATCTACTGGAATTAAAAAAGTATGATAGCTGAACCGAGCATTGTCACTGGTAAATTTTTCTATAGGAATAACTTTGACATTGTGAAAATTGTAACCTAATTCTTCTGTAAGTTCTCTATACAGTGAATTAATCAATAATTCTCCCGTGTCAATCTTACCACCAGCTAGGCCCCAGGTACCTGAATATTTGTCACTGTCACGTAGTAAAAAAAGATATCTACCTGTTGATACACTGTAGATGAAAGTGCCTACACCTTCTATATGACCAGAGTCCAAAGACCGTTTTTGTGTTGAAGTTAGCATAAAAATTAAAGAACTAAAGTCCATCCACCATTTTTATATTCGCCTTCCCAGCTTTTGACCCATTGATTGAGATTCCATTTATATTGAATTCCTGTTGTGAGATTACTTACATATTGTAACGTAGTATCAGCACGGCTGTCAAATGAAACAGACCAATGCGCACCATTGTATTCAATGATATCATTTGCGTGAGCAACTAAATCTTGTCCATCTGTTCCCTGCCAGATCGCAGGACCAGACCCTGCAGGATTATTACTACTGCCAATATCCCCTAAGATCAAATATCTAGTACCAGAAGCCGGATGTGTGATGCTGGTAGTTAACGTTGAACTGGTTGGATTGATGATGGCGTTAATTGGGGCTAATGAGTTAGCAGGTACAGTACCAGTGTTGACGTTGAATATTAATAATGTAGGATCTGTAGGATGGTAACTAACATAACCAATTACTTCAGTAATACCGTCTGGCTGGGTTAGTCTTACTTCGCTTATGCCGTTGGTCAATGTACCGTAGATATTAACAAAGTTTTGCCAATCGGTTGGTGTACCTATTTGTACCGGAGTTGCATCGATAGCTTCACCACCGATGTCTCTGGGCGTTTCTATATTTTGATATTTTAGTAAAGTCAACATACCATTGACTAATAGCACACCGTATTGCAATGGAGTGAAGTATTGTCGCTTGCCCATCAATGCTGCATTGTCAAGTATAGAAGCATTGAGATCACCCTCTGAATTATATACGCTGGCAATGATTTTTTGTATAACACCAAGTTTAGTAACACGTGCTGGTGGGCTGATCCAAACAGGTAATTTAAATGTTAGTGTAGCAACATCTATAGGATTATCTGTACCGATGGGAACAGTGCGACTGGTCCATGACGGACTATCGAGATAAATGTAAGTTAGGCTGGTCCAATCAATATAATTGTCAGTTGATTGGATTTCCATAGCTGGATTAAACAGGACCATTAGCTGTTCTAATAGTTGTAATTTTTGTTTGGTATTCGAAGTCCAGATATCTAATTTAAGTTCTAGTGTATAAGGCACAGGCATCGGACGTTCAACAGTAAATGCGGTACCTTGACGATTTTCATATTCTTGTGTGTCTTCGTTATAATACCGTTCACGTATCTGCATCTTGCCTATGTATGTAGGGTCTTGGATGCGATCCTTGTCATAGGTAATACCATTGATGTAAACAGTCATAGCCGGTACTGTGGGCATGATGTTAGGTGCTGAATTCTGAGAGATAATTGCCGCTACTTGACGACTACCATCACCATAGTAAACAGGTACACGTTGATATGCAGTACCGCTAGCACTGGTTTGCCCAAACTCAACTTGGAATCCAGAAACTATGCGGATGAACTGTGTTAAGAAACGTTCGATCTGACCATCATAAAAGAAATTTTGACTTGCTACCATTATTCGTTATCCGCTGAAGGACGTAAGGCTTGACTCAAGCTCTGACGTTGTGGTACTACTCTTGAATACATTGTATAAATTATTTCATCACCGTAGGCGTATAGGTTAGTGCTGATAGTGAATCCAGCTTTACCGCTGACATTAGCAATAACAATAGGATCTAAACCATCTGCAGGTTGGCCTCCGCCGTATACCACAGTATCTGATTGCCCACCATTTATTAATACACCATTGATGAATACCTGTGTACCAATAGTGCTGGCATAAGTTAATTTAGTAACTAGATTACCAGTTGAAATATTAAATGATGCTGTACATCCATTAGCGAACGGAACATAACTATTGCTGATTATAAATGCATCATTACCGATTGGACTTTCATAAATTGCACCGTTGTCATTGACGAATCTACTGAGTTGTGTTTGATTTTGTGTACCAGGTGTTAGGTTTGTTCTCACAGCATCCTCTACTTTAACCCATCGGCTTCCATCAAAGCGGAATAATCTATTGGGTAAGTAGTCTAATCTTAAGAAGTAATCTCCTATAGCAGGTCCGATCGGGAAAGCCAAACCGGCTGCAACAGTGGCACCGTTTGGTGGTATGCCATCTCCAGTTAGATAACCTTCTATTTTAGTTTCAGGATTTAATGTAGCACTGCTGGCATCTGTGGCTACCTGGCTAGCATCTTCTACTATACTGCTGGCATCGTCGCCATCTGGATCACCAGGTGTTCCGTCTGCGTTAACCGGTACTGTATAAAATGAGCTAGTATCGTATCCTGATTTAGGAACATCACTTTCTGCACGTGCAACTATAGCATCGTTGATGTCGATGTATTTCTGATAGGTGCTCATCACTTCGCCGATAGTTTGGTTAGTATTAGTACCAGCTTTGATTTGGTTGATGATGTCTGCGTATTCTTGACTGTCTACCAATGGTTGTAGTTTGACACGCCATAGGTGTGGCCAATATGTTGGGGCGAACCCTTCGGCACTACGACTAGCATCTTGTATGACATAAAAACGTTTTAATGCTACAGGAAGACTGTCATCTAAAGGATAAAAGTCAACTAGATTAGGCATTTCTAAAACATCACCTACCATCAGTTTACGCCCTAGAGTTTCTACCATATCACTGTAATGGAACACAGCAAACATAGTATCACCAGTTAAGAATAGGCCAAATTGTGTTAGGTCAAAATCGTTGTCGTTGATACGATAAATCGTTCGCATGGTGTATACAGAAGTATCATATTTGCGATCACGATTTTCTAATAGCAATAGATCTTGTATACCTGTGATACCTGTGCTGAGTGGACTGGTATTACCGGGTTCTGAAGGACTAACATAGCCAGTGTCTGCGGGACCTAGATATAAATGGATATAAACGTCAACACCACCTACGGTGAACATTTCACTCATGCGTTTGTTAATAAACGCATCATCATTACCTTTGGTTGGTTTGTATAAACTTAGACGTGGCATTAGTGATTCCTATTATCTAGTATTTATCGCCGATTGACACAGCTACCAAAATGTGTTACACTAGTATCATGGCTGAAATTACTACAAGTTTAGATTGGGCAGAAGTTAGCATACAATTAGAAAATGCCGCTAAAAAGATGAAGCGGCACGGTCCCGACATGCTGAAAATGAGCAATGGTATAGCCGCCATGGTTAAGAAGTTAAGCGAAGAAGAAATAGTCTGCCGTAGGATGGGTCG